GCTTCGAGATTGGCCCGGTAGGGATCGAGCAGGCGCACCGCATTGTCCTTGCTGTTGGAGGTCAGAATCACATTCTTTTTGCGTCCGGTAAGCGTGAGATTCATGACGATGAACATGGTGACGGTGGATTTGGCCAGCTCACGGCTCCAAGAAAGCACCTCAAACCATTCATCGTGTGCAATGATCCGCCGGATAGCCTTTTTCTGGAAGTCGGCAAATTCATATTTGACATAATTCGGAAAAAAGAACTTGATCCATTCTATGGGATGTTTCTCAAGATATTCCCGGTGTTTTTCCCGTTCGGCTGCCGTCATGTTCCTATCGACCGGTGTAGCCCTTGCGATGTCTTCTTTGTACTTCTCCCAATCGAGGAGAGCGAGTCTGTCAGTCTGTTTCATTGTCTATCCCTTTATAATTTGTCTTTAATGTACGCATCGGCCAGGCGTGTAATTTCCTTTGCCTTTTCGAGGTCGGCCGCCCGTACCCAGTCGATGAGCCCGGTGAGGACACTGATGATGTCGGCAATGCCCACTTCCTGCTCCATGTTGCGTATGGCCGCCGACAGTTTCCCGAGGATGTCAGCCTCCTTGGATGAGGGGAACCGTTCCCCTTCGGGCCGTTCGGCGATGGCCTTGTTTATTTCGGCCACCTGCCGGTAGAGGTTAGCCACCTGTTCCTGCCTTGTGAGCGTAAGCCCCACCTTCTGTTCCTCCCACTTCCCGGCCCGTACCCAGTTGGACACGGACACCCGTGACACGCCCACCCGGTCGGCGATTTCCTGCTGTGTGAGGTTTTCCTTGAGGTACAAAGTTTTTGCCCATTCCTTTTTCTGGGCATTCGTCAAATCTGCCATAAATCGTCCTTTTTAGTTGTAAATCACGTTACAAAATTGCATGAAAAAGCGGGGTTTGTAAAAGCGCGTACGCATGATGACGGGTTACAGCGTTATGATAACGCCAGAAAACGTTATGATGCGGACGCGGTTTCTTGGTGCCATGGGAATGTTCTATTTTCGCACCATCGAAAGGCGGGGAAACCGCTGGTAAAGACATGACGATGAGCAGATTTTTCAATATTACAACGAGTGACGACGGCACCAGTACGATATTCCTGTACGGGGACATCGGAGACTATACGGAGGTGCAAAGCGGGCGCATAGCCCAGGAACTGATGGAAGCCGAACGCGTGAGCCGACGCATCCATGTGCGTATCAACAGCAACGGCGGGGAAGTGTACAGCGGCATTGCGATATTCAACGCCCTGCGCCATAGCCAGGCCGACATCCGCATTTATGTGGATGGCATAGCCGCCAGCATGGCCAGTGTGATAGCCCTTTGCGGCAAGCCCGTAGAAATGAGCAAATATGCCCGTCTGATGCTGCACAGTGTGAGCGGCGGGTGTTACGGCAACAAGCAGGACCTGCAGCGTTGCATGGAAGAGATAGAAAGCCTGGAAGGCAGCTTGAGTGAAATCTATGCCGAGCGGCTGGGCATGAGCAAGGAAGAAGTGAAACAGACCTATTTTGACGGCGAGGACCATTGGCTGACCGCCAAGGAAGCCCTGGACCTTGGTTTCATAGACGACATCTATGATGCAGACCCCGTGCCGGCAGACAGTACACCGGCGCAGATATATACTTTATTCAATAACCGGCTCGTTGAGCCACAAAAAAACAGAGAAGACATGAATCTGGAAGACGTAAAGAAACGCCCGCGCTTCAAGGACTGCGCGAGTGATGCGGATGTGTTCCGCCTGATGGACCAACTGGAGGAAGAGGCAGGCAAGGTACCTATCCTTACGAAAGAGAACACCGACCTGAAGGCCAAGGTGAAGACCTACGAAGACAAGGCTGAAGCCGAAGACCTTGCCGCCCGCAAGCAGCTGCTTGACGCAGCCGAGCAGGACGGTCGCATTGATGCGACTACCCGCCCCATCTACGAAAACCTTTTGGCCAATGACCGCGAGAACGGCGAAAAGGCCCTGGCCCAACTGCCGGTAAAGCGCCGTGTGATGGAAGACCTGCATCTGGAACCGAATGGTGAAGAAAGCCCCTGGAACAGGCGTATGCGAGAAATTAAGGACAAACGTAAAAAGTGATTGAACTATGGCAATAATTGTAAGAAACACGAATTACAGCGGCGAGGTACTGGAACAGTTGCTGACGCTTGCCGCTACGAGCAATGAGATTGTGGAAAAGGGGCTGATCATGGTGATTCCCGGTGTGGAGAAGAAAATCAGCCTGCCGCGCCTGAAGACCGGCAAGATGCTCCAGAAGCGCAAGGAGAACCCCGGCGTGGAGGATTCGAAGGGCAACTTCAACTACGACGAAAAGAGTCTTGACCCGGTGGACTTCATGGCCTTTACGGTGTTTAACCCCCGCACGTTCGAGAACATCTGGCGCAAATGGCAGCCGAAGGGCAACCTGGTATTCTCGGAACTTCCGCCCGAAGCGCAGAACGCCCTGCTTGCCGAGTTGGCCAAGCGGGTACAGTTTGAACTGGGTGACCACTATGTGAACGGTGAATATGGGGATGATGACGACCACTTGTTTAACGGCATCCTGACCCAGATGGCCAAGGATACTGAGGTGATTGTGGTGGACAGCGCAGAATCGACCATGCTGGGCAGACTGAAAGCCATGCGTGCGAAGATTCCCGTGGCCATCCGCAACAACCCGGACCTCCGCATTCTGATGAGCGTGAACGACTTTGACAAGTATGATGACGAGCTGACCCAGCGCGAGTCCAAGAACACGAGCGAAACCGATGTGAATGCCCGTCGCTACAAGGGCATTACCATTGAGACGCTTGCGGCCTGGCCCGATGATCTGATTGTGTGCACCCTCTGTTCGCCCGATGCCGGCGGCAACCTGTTTGCGGCTGTGAACCTGCAGGACGATGAAGACGTGATTCAGATTGACAAGATCTCGAACGCGAGCGAACTGTACTTCTTCAAGATGCTGATGAAGGCTGACACGAACATTGCCTTCGGTGAAGAAGTGGTGGTGCTGGACAAGCGAAGCAACCCCGTGTTCAAGGCGAGCGAGAAGAAGATTTCAGTTGACCCTGCCAGTGTGACCCTTGAGGCAACCGGTGGCAGTGAAGAAGTGACCGTGACCGCCAGCGGAGAATATGAGATAGGCAGTGCCCCTGCCGGCTTCAAGGTGGAAGCGACGGATAAAGGCGTGAAGATTTCGGCCGGTGCAAACAGTGGCAGTCAGAAAACCGGTACACTGACCCTTACGCTCAATGCCGACCGCAGCAAGACGGCCAAGATTACCATTACCCAAAACCAGAAAGGATAAGATGGTATGGCAAAATTGAAGTATCTGGTAATTCACTGTACGGCAACCCCGGAGGGGCGTGAGGTATCATCGGCGGACATCCGGAAGTGGCACACTTCGCCCGTAAGCCAGGGTGGCAGAGGTTGGAAACAGGTGGGCTACACCGACCTGTTCCACCTGCAGGGCGGTGTGGAACGCTTGGTGAACAACAACGAGGATGCGCAGGTGGATCCCTGGGAAGTGACCAACGGAGCCAAGGGGTACAACAGCGTGAGCCGCCACATTGTGTATGCCGGCGGTGTGGCCAAGGACGGCAAGACCCCGAAGGACACCCGCACCGGCTGCCAGAAAAAGGCACTGGAGAAGTATGTGAAGGACTTCCATCGCAGATTCCCGGATGTGCGCATTGTGGGACACAACGAGCTGGCGGCCAAAGCCTGCCCCAGTTTCGATGTACAGAAATGGCTGAAAGAAATAGGTATTAACCAATAATAAAAGAAGCAATCAATGAAACGAATTATGCTGTTTATGATGCTGATGCTGGGAACAGTATCGGCTGTGATGGCCCAAGGGGCCGATGTTCCGGCAACGGACTATGACGCAATGATTGGCACCTTTGCCGGTTTCGTCGGCGGTGTGGTGGTGCTTACTGAAGGGTTGAAAGGTTTGTTCCCCAACATGAAAGGCTGGGTGACGCAGCTGGTGAGCTGGTGTGTGGGCTTGGTGTGCGCGATGCTACTGTGGTGGCTTGATGCCGGATTTGTGAGTGATGTGAGCTGGGACATTGCCTTGCTCTATGGTTTTGGTGCCTCACTTGTAGCCAATGGGGTAGCCGACACGGGACTGGTGCAATGGGTTATCGGACTATTCCGAAAGAAACGCGAGGAAGCAGAATAAAAGGTTGACTGACTAAAAAACGGGTGGTATGGACTTTAGCGAGATCATGAACATTATTCTTAGCGGCGGCCTTGTGGGCACTGCAGCAGCCATCGGTTCCCTGCGTGCTACGGTGAGGAAAGCGAAAGCGGAAGCGATGAAAGCCGAAGCCGACGCAGAGGGTGTGCGTGTGGATAACGCAGAACATGCCACCCGCGTTTTGGTGAGCAATATTGTGGTACCCTTAAAAGAAGAACTGAATGCAACAAGAAAAGACCTGCAGGCCAACAAGCGCGAAATGGCGCGACTGCGCAAGGCCATTGACACTGCCAACAGTTGCCGCCATCATGATGACTGTCCTGTGCTTGGCGGGCTGCGCAAGCAGCAGGAAGAGCACGACGGTGGAGAAGATACAGACGGAATCGGCAAGCACCGACAGCGCGAGCGGAAGCCGACGGGCGGGACTGGTGATGGCGGGTATACCGGCGAGTTCGGTGAAGCTGTCTATACCTGCGGACAGCCTCCGTAAACTTCCTGAAGGTGCCGTGTACCGTGGCAAGAGCGGACAGGCGAATCTGACCGTAGGCAGCGACGACAGCGGGAACATCGTGGCCGAAGCCTCGTGTGACAGTCTGCAGCAGCTGGTGCTATGGTATGAAGAAGAGCTGGCGCGCATCCGTAGCGAAACCAAGAGCGAAATTTCAAATGACGTTCAAACAGTAGAAAAACGCCCTCCGAACCGGATGCGGACGTTTATCACAGGTGTATTGGCCGGCTTATTGGCCGGTGTGTTATTAACCATCAAACTTTATAAACGATGAACAAGAATTTCATGTACGGCATAGGAGCCGTAAAGTATAAGGATTTCACAATCGGGTATATTGAAAAGAACTCGTTTGACCTGGGCGGCAAGAAACCCGAGGCCGCGAAGATCGAGGCCGAACAGGTGCAGGGTGCCCCGGTGCTGGTCATCCCACAGAGTAACGGCGGCATCGCCCCGACGTTCAATGTGATCCAGATGAACTATTCGAACCTGCACAAACTGCTTGGCGGCAGCCTGCATTATAAGAAAGAAGACTCGGAAAAGAAAACTCCGATCGGCTGGACAGCCCCGTCGGAGGTGCTTGTCATGCAGGGACCATGGGAACTCTCCCTCGTGTCCGGACAGAGCGTACTGATTCCCAACGCCACGCTGCTTTCCAATCCTGCAGGCAAGCTGACCCTTACAGAAACCTCCAAGATAGAGGTTACGCTCGAAGTGGCGATGCCGGAGGACGGTTCGCAGCCTTACGGCGTGTTCGATACGGAAGCAATACCGGACGAGTGGGGGCAGTACAAGCTGCCGCCGGCGGAAGCCGCGGCTGCAGCATCGCTCCAAAGTGAGGAGGGCTAACGTATGGCTGACCGTTTGGAACAACTGATAGAGATGGAGTGTGCGGACGCGCTGCTTGACAGCGGCGTGTCCGTACCTCTTAAAAGGTGGAAGCTTCCGTGGCTGAAACGCCCGGTGGAGGTGCGTGTGACGATGAAGCGTCCGAGGCTGCGGGGTCAGATTCTGCTGGCGCGGGAATACCTGAAGACGGGTGTCAAACCCGATTGGCAACCGAAGGACAAGACCGAGGAACTGGCCTTTGTGGCGGAGCATGGTAAGGCTGTGAGCCGCCTGCTGGCCTATACGGTATGCCGGGGATACGTGTCGCGGCACGTGGGCATCGGGGTGACAGCGTGGGTACTGCGGAACTTTGTGGAGTGGCGTTATCTGACGGCCATGTTCCGAACATTCGAGCGTCTGATGGGCACGAAGGATTTTATGCGTATTATCAGCTCGACAGCGCGGGCGAACCCGATGACTCCGAGACTGAGCCAGGCAAGGAAGGGGAGTTAAGAACCCGGTATGAGGGTTCCCATAGCCCTTTCGGCTTCGTGTGGCAGATTGCATCGGCGACCGGCTGGAGCGTGGATTACATCCTTGATGGGGTGAATTACCAGACGCTGATCATGATGCTGAGCGACGCGCCGCGGTATGTGCGGAAAAAGCAAGGCGGCGGAAACGGTGCTCCCAGACCGGAACACAGCGCCGAGGATGAAGCGAACGATATAGTAGGATTTTTTCAAAGCAAACTGGAATGAGCAAACCTGTAGA